TGAGGCTCGATAGCTTCCACAGGTTTTGTCATAGTTTTCTCCTAGGTGATCCAATCCAACGCCCCGTTGAGATAGGCGTGGATTTCTTCGATAGACAAGAGAGAGACTAGCTCTACTCCGTTACTGTCTACAATGCTAAAGATTTTTTGAGGGTGCATGGTGCTTAGACCCGGCTCGGTAAATACGTCGTAATTTTCTGGAAATGTCGCCTGGGTCAGTTTTAGCAAGTCGGGCGAATTTCTGCGCCGGTTTAGCAAGTCTAGCTTGCCCGTGGCGCGTCGTACCGCTTCGCTCTTGCTTTCCGCTCTAATTTTTCGCACGTTCTTGCTCCAGTAGTTTTATCTGCAATTCGTTATTCACCCGGACCATTAGCAGTGTCAGCTGGCTATCGCTTAGCTTGCTAAGAAGCTTCAAGTCCTTGTGCTTCCTCAGGTGTTTTTTCAAGTCTTTGATAGTTTTCATAAGCTCCTCTATAGAGTACTCTATAGAGACCTCTATAGAGATATTAATCTATATAGTGTTCTCTATAGAGATTATATAGGATTGGTTTCTAAGTTGTCAATACCCTTAGTAGTATTTATTTAATTCTTGCTGTTCCGATTGCTCGTGCGAAGTCTCGATGTCCATAGACAAATCATAGACGATTGCCTGGGCATGGTCTATTATCTCTTCAGCGTATACTTCTGCTAATGAGCGGTTATTATACACCTTAGAACGCAATGGAGGCGTAGGGTACAGCTTAGATATCTCAGAGGCTAAGGCTTTCGCCAGAGCCTCCGAGACCGCTTGGGCAATGTCATTGTACATCGACAAGTACCCATTTGTCGTAGTCAGCGTATGGGCTGTAGTCTTCCCCAGGGACGCCCCAGTCGTACCAACTACTGGCCCTGAATTTTGCCCAGACGTTGACGCGCCCGTCTACCTTACCTTTGTAGGTGTAGCGGATAGGGCGGATAGATTTTTCGTAAACCATAGTTTGGTCCCTTTGCTGTTAGTGGTCTAAGAATGTAATGGGTTTGCGAACTGTCCAGCAGAGCGAGCAAGTGCCGCAACTGTCGGACTTGTCCAGCTGCACTGGGCAGGTTATGGCGTTTGGCGCTGTGTTGTGTTCTGTGTTAGCGCTTAAGGCATCGCTGGGCAATGTGGAAAACCTAATGGCGAAACGTTCAAAGCCTAGGACATCGCGTGTCCGGCTTAAGGCGTCTCCGATTGGCTTGCCTGGGTGGTGGCGGGAGTAACCGTAGACGTGCAGCTTGTCACGCTTGGCAACTTGGCGATGCCAGAACCTGACATAGTCAGGCGAGTAAAAGTCTCCCAGAACGTGCAAGCGTACTAGGTAGCCTCGCTTGTGTTTAAGGTCTAGTGCGTCTAGCTCAGCGTCTAAGCGAGCTTCTAGATCTTCTACGTCGATGCGATGGGCAAATGGCATATTGTTGCCATAGCAGTCGCGCCAATGCTCACAAGCTCTATCACAAGTTGCTCGCTCTTCAAGAGTCAGCGTGTAGATGGGCATGCCAGCAAGCTTACCTTTTACAACTTTGCGCCCAAGCTTTTTATTAGTGCTGGGCTTCAAAGCTTTGTGCTTGTACTGGGCAAGCGTGTGTACATTTTTGCTGTACATAGTTGTCCCATCGACGATGGCCGCGTGATTTTCAGATAGTTTGCTCATTTCTTCCGCTTCTCTAGGTGTAAATCAATGGCCAGCTTAGAAATCTCTTCGCCATAGGTCTCGTACATCATAGCCAGAAACCAGTGGCTCTGCTCACCGTCTACGATACACTGCCCTAGGCCATTGGTAGGACCGCATATCGCTGACACATAGCGCTTAGCGTCGTTTTGTAAAGTTGTTAACATGCTTTTCGCTCCAGATTAAAACAACAAAGCGCCAAGCTGAGCCTGACGCTTCATTGTTTTAACCTCCAAAGTTGTGTAAGAATTTAACCGGGCTTTTCCGCTCTATGTACAGAGAACGTATACCAGCGTGAATACCGACCATCGTCGGACCAAACTTGACGCCATAGCGCGCCTTCCGGCTACGCTTACGATACAATCCCCAGCTGAAACGCCTCCCATTGGTACCGTCATTTAAGGGTGAGGTTTTCATAATCTTCTCCGCTTGGTTGGTACAATAGAACGCACCTTACGCGATGCGCTCAGTTGTGTCAACTGCTAAATTGCACCTATGTCGACTAAAGTACTGAAGTCAGCGTGAGACATAGAAGCGTTTCGCTTGTCTATCTCCTCTTTCGCCATCGCCACAGCGTGCAGTTTATGCGCTGGTGTGTTCTTGACCTTATATAGGACTTGCCAGTTATCGTTCCTGTCCTTTTCGTTAATAGCGATTTCATTTATTAAAGGACCATTAACCAGTGAAATAGTCCATCCATTATAGTCAATGACGTTTTGGATAGTGTCTCCAAATAAAATGCGCTTAGTCATGTGGCTTTACTCCTCTCTAAGATGATACCATTATAATATATTCCATAACCTTGTCAACAAATTTATTTTTACTAATGTTGCACAATTGGCATGATATTTGCCTAAGCAAACGCCATGCCAACTATGCTACATTCGCGCAAATTATTTTTATAGGGTATAGGTAGCGATTCGCTAGCACGCATCAGCAAGCTTCTAAGAGCGTTTTAGAGCCATATGCGTCTAATGCATAGCCAACAGCCGAGCTATTCACCTAGCGCATAGTAAGCAAAAACAATGCCAATACTATGTCCAATACGCACACACACGCACACTTTTAAAATTTTCCTACACATCTGTTACAACTTTGCAACACTGTTGCTCAATTGCAACACTGTTGCCCAGGCGCAACATTGTTGCACAATTGTCACAGTGATGTTTTAGCAACAGTGTTGCAAAATTGCAACAGCCTAGATGTTCATGTTTTGTTCCACTGTTGCTCATTAGCAACACTTGCCGTTCACGTTTTGTTCTTATTGTTGCAAAATTGCAACAGGTCGCCTTATGTTCATGCTTTGTTCAATTTTGGAACAAAACGAGATTTGTTCTTGCTTTGTTCCAGATTAGAGAACATAAAGAGAACACGGTGACCCCCCAGGGGTGTGTACTCTTTTTATAGTCTACTGCCTCCATTCTGGGGAGCATTTTGAAAACCTGTTGACACAATTGTAAATATATAGTATAATAACACTATGAAGTGGCTTTGCCGTATCTCGGTGTCAATTTTGATTCTTTACGGGAGCTATATTGTAATAATGATCTGCAAAACTTTTAACTAACTTGGACTATATCCCTGGATATCTCGGCGGCACCAGAGTAGCGGTGCCTACTTTGCGAGAACGAATAGTAAACAAACTGCGAAAGATCACATGCCGAAAACAAGAAAGTTCGCCAGCTACGAAGACCCGAAACCTTTAGACAGGGAAATGACTTCTAAAGAGTACGAGTTTGTCGTACAGCTGGTAGACAACCACCTAGAGCCTGAGCAAGCGTTCCACGCAGCTGGGTACAAGGCAGAAAGCTCGCACGCCGGTCACAGAGCTAAAAGGCTACAGCGCCATCTCTGGCTACATATAGAAAAACGAATTAAGGAAAAGGTAGGGGAAACAGCTACCTTAGCTTTGTCTGTGCTAGAAAGCCTGATGCGAGAAGCTGATTCTGAAAATGTAAAGCTCAACGCTGCCAGAGACATCTTGTCCAGAGCAGGGTACGACGCTGTGCATAAGCAAGAGACAGTGGTTAAAGAAGTTACCGAGCTTAGCGACGAAGAACTGGACGAGCAGATACAACGCCTCAGCGAGAACGTGGTAAAACTGCGTGGGTAAAGAGCAAGTACTAAAGCTATTGCAGGAGAAGCAGCGCCGTATAGAGACTAGGCGTATAGAGCAGTACGAGCCTTACAAGTACCAGTCAGAGTTTCACAGAGAGGGTAGCGACTGCGCTCAGCGTATTCTAATGGCGGCTAACCGGGTAGGGAAAACCTATTGCGGAGCGGCGGAAACTGCTTATCACCTCACAGGGCATTACCCTAAATGGTGGGAGGGGAGAAAATTTACAAAGCCTATCAGGGCATGGGCAGCGGGAGAGTCTAACGACACTACCAGAGACATTATACAAAAAGAACTTTTTGGAAATCCTCAAGACCCTTTGAAAAGGGGGACAGGCGCTGTACCTCTGGAAGACATAGTAGAAACAGTGCGTAAACCAGGAGTGCCAAATGCTTTCTCTACTGTACTGGTACGTCACAAGTCGGGGGGAAACTCGCAGATTAGTTTCAAAGCCTATGAACAAGGTTTTGAAAAGTTTATGGGCGAGGCTATCGACGTTGTATGGCTGGACGAAGAACCTAAGCAAGAAATTTTTTCGCAATGCATAACGCGAACCGCCGATACAGACGGTGTAGTCTATATGACCTTTACCCCAGAGCGAGGCATGACCTATGTAGTCAGCAGCTTTATGAACGAGCTAAAGCCTGGGCAAAGCCTGATAACAGCTACTTGGGACGATGTAGATCACCTGGACGAGAAGACAAAGACTCAGCTTTTATCGGTATATAGCCCGTCAGAGCGGGATATGAGGTCTAAGGGGATACCTGTATTCGGGTCAGGGCTAGTGTTCCCGGTGTCTGAAGAAGATATGATATGCGAGGATTTTGAACTACCGGAGTATTTCCCCAGGCTAGCTGCTATAGACTTTGGCTTTGACCACCCTACAGCTGTTAGCTGGGTAGCGTATGACCCAGACGATGATATAATATATGTCTACGACGAGCATCGCAGGAGCAAGGAGACGCCGCTTACTCACGCAGCTGTTATAAACGCTAGAACACCGGGCATACCCGTAGCTTTCCCGCACGATGGGCTACAGCACGATAAAGGCTCTGGGGTACAGCTAGCTCAGCAGTACAGAGATTTAGGCGTATATATGCTGCCGGATCACTTCAGCAACCCACCTACGGAGGGTAAATTAAATGGTAACAACTCTATTGAAGCGGGGATTAGCATCCTTCTACAACGCTTTGAAACTGATCGTCTCAAGCTTTTTGCGTCTTGTACTTCTACCCTTGAAGAAATGCGTCTCTATCATCGAAAAAATGGACGAGTGGTGCCGATTAAAGACGATTTGGTAAGCGCTATGCGCTACGCTGCTCTCTCCGTAGAACGCTTTGGGGAAAAGATGAAGGGTAAGACTCAGTACCGAAAGTACGGTTTTGAGCAAGAAATTAAGTACTCCAGCGCAGGGATAGTATAGTGCCATATTCTAAATATAGCCCTAAGCAGAAAAAGCTAGCGCGAATAGCTCCTCCAAGGGATAAAATTACAAAAAAAGACTTGAAGAAAAAATCGTCAGGTAGAAAGAGAAAATAACATGGCTTATGACCTAGACGACGACGAAATCCTCTCAATAGTCGAAAGCGAAATAAACGGCTCTTCCGACTACATGGATTCTGAAGTAAGTTCTCAGCGCGAAAAATCGATGGAGTATTTCTACGGAGAACCCTTTGGGAACGAGGAGGACGGGCGCTCTCAGGTAGTTGTTACAGACGTTCAAGATACTCTGATGTGGATGATGCCGTCTCTTATGCGTATTTTCACCGCTGGAGACAAGGTGGTAAAATTTGTCCCAGAGGGTCCAGAAGATGAGGCAGTGGCGGAGCAAGCTACTAAGTACGTGAACCATGTCTTCTACAAGCAAAACGACGGGTTCACCGTGCTTTACAACATGTTCCTAGACGCTCTGATGCAGAAGGTAGGGGTGGTAAAGCACTTCTGGGAGGAAATAGAAAAGGTAACTACAGAATCTTACGAAAATTTGACGAATCAAGAATATTCCTTGCTTATGCAAGACGACGAGATAGAAGAAATAGAGCATGAGGAGACTACGACATACGGCGAAGCTATAGACCCGCTGACCGGGGAAGTCGTAGAAGTAGCTGAAGTCTTCCACAACGTCACCGTAGCTCGTACATCTATGGACGGTAAGGTTACTATACAAAACGTACCTCCGGAAGAGTTTTTAATCAACCGAGGGGCTAAGAGCTTAGAAGACGCTAGGTTCATATGCCACCGCTCTCACAAGTCTAAGAGCGATTTGATTAAAATGGGCTATG